CGGCCGGGGTGCCCTCGCCCTCACCATCACACGCCTTCCCGTCGTCCTTGCCGCAACCGTCGGAGGCGGCGTTGGCAAAGTCACGCTCGGCCAGGAGGGTGTCGATGATGTCGAACAGCAGGTCGATGTCGCCGTCCTGCTGGGCAATGATGCCCATGGCGGTCTCCTTGTCCTGGGGATCACCCTCGGCATCCCGGCGGTCACGGTTGGCCTTCACGGCCTCGACGGCGGCCTCGGGAGCGGCGGGAGCCGGATTGGCCTCGGCATCCTTGGCGGCGATCCGCTGCGCCCGGCGGGCCTTGAACTCGGCGATGGCCTTGTTCAGATCCTCGGGAGACAGGACGCCGTCTGCCCTCGCCTGAGTCTGGGTCTTCTTCATACTGGTTACTCCTTCCTTCTTCTTGCGGTCACGACCGTCAATATTCAGCCGTGCCTGGTCTCCCGCCCTGGCCTCCAGGACAAGGGCGAGATGGTTGATGCTGATATTGCGCTGAACGGCATCGTAGGGCTGCCCGTTCCAAACGCCCGGCGTTTCATCCAGGTCGAGGTTGTAGCCCAGGGACAGTTCCTTCAGGCCGGACTTCTTCATCTCATCCGTGTCATGGATGATGATTTCTGCCCGGACATCGTTCCCGTCCCGCTCCCCCTCGGACAAAATCGTACCGACCCCTTCCTGATGGACATTGTCCTTCGTGATGAGGCCGGCGTCGTGCGTGATGATAATGGGCTTGCCCTTGTACGATTGCAGGCTTTCCGGTGCGAACACCTCCTCCGGGAGCCGCAGTTCCCGCCGGATGGTGCCGTCCGGGTTCCTGTACTCAAAAATCCCCGTACTGGTCAGGATGGGGCGATCTCTCAGATAGCCCTCCTCGGTGTAGACTGCCTTCCCAAGCGGGATGCTGTCCAGCCGGTACACCTTTGTCAGCTTCGGGGCAGTCTGCGGAGAGGCCATTACTTCTTTCCCTCCCCGGTATCGGGTTCCTCACCCTTGGCTGCGGTGAGGTCTCCTTCGGTGAACACGGAGCCGTCGCCTTCGTCGGCGTTGGACTCGGGTTCGCCGGTGGCCTCCACAGTCATTTCGGTAATCTTCAGGACGAGAGCCTGGGCACAACCCAACTCATCCAGCAGATGCTCCATGTAGAAGTCCGCCAGATCGGTGTTGGTCTGCTCCGCTCCGTCGATGTCCATGGCGAGCAGTTCGATCCGCTCACCCACTTTCTGAAGCTGCCGACTGAGGCCGCCGATTGCGTGAGCATTTTTCACAGCGTGTCAGTCCTTTCTATGATTTTCTGATGTGTCGGGAGGCCCCGTCGCCATCGCTGCGGGGGGATCTCGACCGCTTTTCTGAATGCGGGTTCCCATGCAGTCACCATTCCTTTCTGTGGCACACCCTATTTCCCATACCGGTTTCGCCGGAAGGTATCTTCCCAGCCGGCGTAGCGGTCTCGCTCGACCACATCCGGGGTGCAGGGTTTGTTGCACTTCTTATGGTTTCTCTGGCAGATACAGACGGTCTTTCCGTTTTTTATGTTGACGTAGACCTCGATCTTCTCCCTCGTTTTCATAGGACGAAGCCTCCCTGCGCTCCGATCTTTCATAGATCGCTCACCCTATAGGCAGGTCTACCGTTTCAAGCTCAAACTCTGGGATAGCTACACATCGACAGCAGAAGTCCTCCCCCGGATGGCATCGGCGCCCGGTGTACACCCGGCCCGATTTCTTGGTCTCGTACCACATCTCAGGCGGGTCATCCCAACTGAACGTCTTCCCGTCAAGCGCCTTATGGCAATCTCGAACACGGCTGTCCTTTGATGTCGACCATGTGTACTTCTTACATCCGGCGTCCTGCTGTTGCAGTTTCGACACCTGGGCGTTCAACGTGGCTATCTGATCTCTGGCAAGCATCTGCGCCTTGTGCCTGGTCACGCTGTACTCCTTCTGGATCTGCTTCTGGATGTCCGTGATGTTCATTCCGTGGATGAAGCCCTGCCGGATGGTCTCCCTCATCGAGCCAAGGGTTTCAGTCGGTATCGACTTAATCATTCCGACATTTTCATCCACCCACCGCCGCAGGACGGCTTCGTAGAAGCCGCCGTTGTAGTAGTCAGACCGGAGGTCAATCCCGAGGGTATCCTTGCAGACCCGCTTCCACTCACGAAGGCTTGTCGTCTTTGTGAGCCGGGCCACCTTTCTGACTAGATCGTCCAGTCCGTAGGCGGCAACCTTCTGCTCTAGCTCCTCGGCCACCTTTTGGAGCTCACGCCTGACCTCTCCATCGAGGTCTTGGGCGTCATCCAGCCGGGTCATCCCGTGCCGCTCCAGCTTATATGCGTTCATGATGGTCGGCAGATGCTCCATCAGGGACTCTTTCAGGAGCCTCATGTACCCATTCGTGATGCGGCAGAACTCCCGCTCCGCACTCTCCGGATACGCCGGGATGGCCTTGCTCTTGAGTGGCCTGGAGCCGTGAAATTTGTGCTTTACGGCCCTCTTGACCGCTTCCTGGTGTAATTTGTTGTTCACGGGCCTATCCCCCCTTTCCGGGCCTTTTAGCGGGATTTGGCGGCGCTAAATCGTCCAGTCCATCCCGTAGGTTTCGATGATGTCCCGGAAGTCCTCAACATCATGCGGGATGATGGAGAACGGCTTCCCAGGTTCAAAGCCGACGTGCTTCAGTTCGTGAATCATGAGCACCTTCATCTTCTCCTCCGAGAGCCCAGCACAGGCCGGATCGTAGAACGTGATGATGAAGTCGACCTGGGCGAGAGCTTTCGCCTTCTCTCCTACCTTCTCGGTGTCAGCGAATACGGTGCGGCCGTGGCTGGTCTTCTTCTTGTCGCTCCGGAGGTAGGCAATACGGCAGTCGGGATTGGAGAGCTTCTTCAGGTCAGTTCTCTCAGCTATGACCTGCTCTGCCAGCTCCTTCAGCTTTTCATCAACTCGGAACATGGTCTGTCCTTTCCGGCGCACAAAAGGCGCCTAAAACCGCTGGAGCGGGTTCTGATGATAGATTGGTAGCTGCGGACCGTTGGAATCGTTGTATTCGGGTCTTACGGCATGAAAAAAGCAGGGTGCCCGCAGGCACTCTGCTTTTCCTGTATTCAGTTCGAGTGTTACTCCTCAGTCAACTCATCATCTTCGTCATCAGGCCGGTACAGCTCATTTCCGACGAGGGTGACAATGCTTTCGGCCATCCTGCCACGATCTGACAGCTTCCCTTCTCCGGCGGAGATGGTCTCGTCGATCTCAATGTCCGCAATGCGCTCGTACAGGTAGTCGATCTCATCGTCGCTCATCGAGCCGATGGCTTTCGGGTCATGCCCGAACTCTTCCTTGATGAAGTCAAGCTGTGACTGGCTGAGCAGCTTCTTGACCTTCTCTGCATCACTCATTTCCTTCCCGCCTTTCTCCACATAACGGTCATTACCGTTCCACTATCGGTGTCCACGACCATTCGGCTTCCCTCTATGTCGTAGCATCTGGTGTGCGGCCGGTTGCCGGGGGATACGGTTCCTTCATTCCGCATCCTGTCAATTCTCCCAATGGACATCTTCCTGCCGCAAATCCTGTCAAACGCATGGTTGGAAACAGACCTGATGGTGACGCCATCATGCGTTTTCTGGCCGACCAGCCGCTTGACTACCTTGTCCTTTTCGTCCGGGCTGAGGCTTTGCTTGCTGCCTCCAACCTGTCCCGGCTGGCCTTTGTGCCCGAAGTTTCCAGAACCAGGGCCGCCGTCACCGGTGGGTTCCTGATACTTTATCGTAGCTAATTCGGCGGAAAAGTCAATGGGGTTTTCAGGAAAATTTTCCGGCTCGATGCAGTTTTTGAGCAATTCTATGCTGGCCGCAAACGGCAGGTACAGGCCCTCACTCATCTCCATGAGTTCTTTCATGCTGCGGAAGACCGGGGCCGTCATTTCCCCGTCCCGGCTGTACGGCTGCCCATTGTAATCGGTGCAGAGGAATACTGCCGGGGTCATACCGGTATCATCCTCCCTGGGGCCGAAGCCAAGCGGAATAAGTTCCTTCGGGCTGATGCCAAACTCCTCCTCGGTCTCCCGGAAGGCGGCCTGCTCATAGCTTTCTCCGGCTTTCAGATGGCCGCCGGGGCCGCATATCTGGCCGGAGTGCTTCGTGTTGTCTCTCACGCCGCACAGGATCTTGCCGTCTTTTACGACGATGACGCCAACAGACTCATTTATGTCCCCAGCGGCATCCTCCCTTCTTTGCTGGTACTTAATGCCTAATTTCCTGTAGGCATCTCTCCTCGCACTATCTTTTCTGGCTGCCCGTTCCAGCTCCTCGGCGCTCATATCCTGTGGGAGCTTCGTGGCGGCGGGTGCGGCGTCCGGGCCATTCCCGCCTTCCTGCGGGTCGGCGTTGTGGGCTTCCAGGTCTACCCCCTCGGCATACCCGGCGAAACTGCCCTGCTCCGGGATTCTGGTTCCGGGTGGAAACAGACTTCCATTTGGGCTGGGAGTTTCATCCTGTGGGAACAGGTCTTCCCCTTCGTATTCGTCCAGGATCTGCTCCACATCGTATTCGTCGCTGTCGGCCAGCTTCTTCCTGACCTCAGAGGCGTCAATGGCCTGCATCTCAACGTACACCTGGGTGGTCTGTGCTTTCGCCAGTTTGACCTGCTCACGCTTCAGCTCCAGGTCGGCCTTCTCAGCATCGGACATCGACCACAGCGGGTTGAAGGACACCTTGATTTTCGGCACCTCATCCACCTCGCCGGTGGAGAGGCCGGCCTGGAACAGGATGGAAAACAGGTAGCGCAGGTTGCTCTTTATCATCCTCTTCTGGATACGCTCGACGTAGTTGTACCAGTTCTCCATGCTGGTGTCATCCACATTGCTCAAGCCACCTACCCTCTGCCCAAACAGGATGAGCTGTGGGATGTTGGTGACAGCAGACAGCATATTGCAGGACGCCCCGATGACATCATTCACGCCGGAGAACTGGAACGTCTTGAAATCGTAGTCCTCGTACTCACTGTCGATGGCAATGCTGTTCATTATTCCACGGGCCATGTCGATGATCTGGAGCCTCTTCAGTAGCCGATCCTCGCCTTCCTCAGTGGCGAGTTCTGTAGACAGGTCTCTCATCTTGTAGATGGCCTGGACAGAGCGGTCGAGCAACTTCGGGGCGCTCCCGTGTGCGACCTCGGCGTCCCGGATGGCTTTGTTGATGCGGACATACTCCGGTTGGCCCCAGAACTGGTACACCGAGTTCGATGCGCCCTCCGGCAGAACACCATTGCGGAACACCAGGCACCGGCTGTCATGGACGGTGAAGCTCCCGTACTTGCTGTACACCTGATATCGCTCCGGCATCCCGAGGCGGCTACCTCTGGTGCGGAACGGGTCTCTCGGGTCGTAGCTGAACATACTCTCGTACTCAGGCTGGATGATGGAGCGGTCATACACCCGGATGTCATCAATGGACTGGATGTGGTTCCAATCCAGCGGTTCCTCCAGCCCACGGCCATCATTGATGAGCATAACAGCGATGGAGCCTCCATACAGTCTGGCCCACTTGATGGCGGTCATCGCCGTCTCCTCGAAGTCCAGCTCTTCCAGTGCTTCCTGGTAGAAGTCTATGAGCGCCTGGTCTGACACATCGTCCAGGGTGAAGCCGTGCTTCACGGCCTCCTCGGCCGGGGCGTCAATGATCTTGGCAAACAGCCCGTTTCCCTCATAAAACAACGTCAGGAGGCTATCCGGCACCTGCATCTCCGGGATGTACTTGTACTGCTCGGACGAATCTTTCGAGGTGCCGTACTTGTTCATCAGGTTTACGAAGCCGTCTGCCCTGTACGGCCTGACGGCCTTCCCGCTCTCCCGAGCAATCAGGTCAGCATAGCGGCGGAGTTTCTCCACCTGGGCGTCCCTTCTGCTGTTATCTGCCATGCTGTGGTCACCTCTTTCAAATCTCGTCATGAAGTCAGCGCCGCCAGACTGAAGGCGCTGCGGATCTCAATTTCAGCGAAGCCGTTGGCCGATGCGTCGACCATATCCTTGAACTTCCCTTCCGGGAAGTTTTCAAGCTGAAGCAGGTACTCTTCGTTCCATGTCCCAGCGACGATGTCGAAGTTGCCGGCCTGCCATTGGGCGGCCATCGGTTCTGCCCTGGCCTCCTTGCTCCCGCTTTCGGCCACGGCTGTTACATCAAAGCCAGACAAGAACTTGACGTAGGACTCCGCCTGCTCCTTGCCGGCCTGTCCGGGGTCTTTGGGCAGCCGGATGCGCACCCGCTTGTAGGTGGCCCTATCTGACTGAGCTGTCAGCTTGATGGTCTTGCGGACATCGGAGGCCGACATCTGCTTGTTGATTACGTCGGCGACGACGTACCTGCCGTTCTTCCGCTTCCCTATGAGGACGCCTGCCGTGTAGGCCGGGTCTCCATTCTCGCTCTGCTCCGTAGCGGCCAAGTCCCAGCACCTCACCCACTGGACAACGTCCTGCGGCACCTTGTCCAGGATGTCGCCGAGCTGGGTTCGTTTGAAGTAGAGGCCGGCGGCGGCCCGGATCTTCCAGTTGCCGTGCAGCAGCCGCTCACGCTCTACAGTAGACAGGGCTTCCAGGTTGGCGAGGTAGCCGGGGTTCACCTTCATCAGCTCTTTGTTGTCGCTCAGCTTGGACATGATGAAGGTCACCGAGCGAGGACGCATACGTTCCTCCGGCGTCTTCAGGTCGAACTGCTCCCACAGTTCCTGCTTGGTGTTGGCCCAATACAGGGTTTCGTTCTGCCGGACAAACCAGCGGATCTTCCCGCTTCTCTCCGGTATCGGGTATCCCGTCTTCGGGTCAATCCACCATGCGATGAACTTCGCCACCCACGAGTCTGCATCCGGGTTACAGGTGGCCCGGACGAATGGTTCGACGCCGCAGGTCGAACGGTTTCGGGACAGCATATAGAAGAACGTCTTCTCCGTAAAGTGGGTCAGCTCATCAAATCCGATTTCGCAGATCTGGGAGCCTTGCCACTTGTGGACATCGTCATCCCTCTCGATGTGGGCGAACTTCACAGACGAGATGACCTGCCCATTCTTATCCCGGAACCACCATAGCCCAGCATTTCTTCTTGGGTCGGCACCCCGGACGCCACGGTATATCTTCTCGGACTCATCCCACAGGCCGCCCTGGCTGAATATCTGGTTGAAGTTCCGGCGGAAGATAGTGCATCCGAAGCCTGGGACGTTCTTATACCGCAAAGCAGAAAGAAGCAGCCCAAAGGACTTTCCTCCTCCAGCTGCTCCTAACCGCCATAGATACAAATTTGTGCTGGAGTCCTCATGAACTGCTCCTGGGGGCCTGATTGTGGCCTAAGTATCTGTGGCATTTTTATCACCCCGCCTCCTGAACGAGAAGCCACCGCACGTCTTTTGCCTTCCAGCCAGGACACCGGAAACCCCAGATTGGCGGACACCCAATTTCTTGACAGCCGCTTTGATACTGTCAAATTCGATCTCTTCGCCTGTTGCAACATTCGTTGCAATGATCGGAACCAGATGTTTTTCCATGGCCTTTTCAAGGGCTGCACGGCCAGCAGTATCTCCAAGTTTTTTTGCGAAGCGCCTGTTGTTCTCCTTCAATCCGTTCTTATAGGCATGGGAAATATTGTCATGTGCTGTTGACCATTCCAGGTTTTCGACACAGTTGTTCGT